AGCTATTAAGAACTTATATGTAGGTGGACTATCAGCGATAGAGTTAGGTAGTTTGACAGGATTATCTAGGCAGATGATACATAAGATAGTTAAATGAAACAGGGATTTATAGAACATACAGGTAATAGCGATAGTGTTGAGTGGTGGACACCACCAGAAATATTTGAAACATTAGGACTAGAGTTTGATTTAGATCCAGCGTGTCCAAAAACTAAACCAGGATATATACCTACTAAACATTGGTATAGCGAAGAAGATAATGGATTAGAAAAAGAATGGTTTGGTAGAGTGTGGCTTAATCCACCATACACTAGAAACGAAATGAGTTTATGGCTAGAAAAATTTATAGATAATGGTAATGGTGTAGCTTTATTATTTAATCGTAGTGATACTAAATGGTTTCACGATTGGATTGTCAAAGCTGATGCTATATTATTTAAAAAAGGAAGGGTTAAATTTCTATTAAATGGAGAAGGAAAAGGATCATCACAAGCACCAAGTATATTTATTGCAGTAGGTAACGAATGTGTAGAAGCAATAAAGAACTTTGATGGTTTGTTTGTTGATTTAAGTAAATAACCTCTATTGCTAGAGGTTACCTACTTCAGAAAGGAATAAACAATCTAATAAAGAAATGTTTATCTCTTTCTATGTTAGTAGAAATTGTCGTATAGTGTGT